AATCCGATGACCACAAGGTAAAATATCCCATTCGTCTTCTGGAACGTTCTCTTTGTTTATTGAATCTTCCATTCAACCTTCTCCTTTAATGGCGGACTTAAGCCGCCGATGTTTATGGTGCTTGTGTCGGCGCACTCGGCGCTTGCTTTTCTGGATTCCTCGCTATGGCCGCATTGGCCCAGAAGACGGCCTGTTCAAGATTGGTCATAGCAAGGGACCTCTCCCTTCCAGATGGTACCTCGTCAATCATAAAGGCAAGCTCCTTTGCCTTGGCCCTGAGATTGGCATACTTCTCCATCTGGCCCCCGGTCGGTGCATGGTACATGAAATTGTTTTCAATTATCGACTTTGTATCCTGCATTTTTCCTCCATATGAAAATTATCTTGCGGTCTACATCATCCCTGAGCCTTGTGAGAATCCCATCTTTTGAGCCAAACATTATCGGGCTTGCGACTGGAACACCAGCAGCAATAAGCCTGGATGCTATCATGGCATCCATTTCTGACATGCTGGCTGAGGATAGTTCATCAAACGGGATCTCTATCCGGACGGATTCTGTTCATCCATTGACCTTCCTTTCATCAAAGAAACGTATCATGTCGTTTAACGCATCGAGCTGACCCCATGCCTTGGCGGCGTTCGTCTGAGTGGCCGTCGGGCTTTCGTGGTCAAAGAACTCAAGATTGGAAAGGGACTTCTCGATAAAATCCCTCTCGACCATGACCATACCCTTGACTGTCCGTGTCGTGGTGTCCGCTCTCCAGGCGTCAAGCTCATCCTGAGATACTGAAGCCTCCAGGATAACCATTCTATTTCCCTTTCTTCTTGGGGATAATCTTCTTTTTGGGAAAGGGTTTCGCCATGGGCTTGGGCGGAAAACCCTGGGGCGGCAATCCACTTCCAGGCCCTGCCATCGGCGGTCCTGCGGGTGACTGCTGCATACTTCCCATGTCCTCTAACGACGGCATTACTTTTTTCTTGGCCATACTCCCTCACTTTTTCTTTTTGTCTGTTGGTTTCCATCCATGGTCAACGGCGTTCAAGATACGCTCCTGAGCCTTGGCCTTGTCAATTGTCGTAGCCTTTGCCTTTGTGCCATTCGGAGTCGATACCTTGACTTTCCCGTTTCCTACTTTCGTGATCTTTACTGGCATATTCTTCACCTCTGTCCGTAAGATACATCGGAGCAACCGATAGAAGTTCACCACACTCACACCGAAAGCCTATCATGATAATTCCGTTCTCATCACGAAACGTTTCAGCGTGGCCATGGTTCAGCTTGAACTTGTGCTCAACCCTATGGCATACCTTGTCGCAAATTGATTTCAGGAATTTGCATATTTTAGTCTTTATCATCGGCGGTTTCCACTTCACCCATTTTGATAATCTGCATATCGCAACTGGTGATAGATTTCTCGCCGGCGTCCTGCCTGGTGGCCGTAACCTGTACTGTTATCTGGAAGTCAACCTGCGTTCCCGTCGTAAGGTCTTCAGCTTCAAGGCCCAGCTTCTTGATGGAAACTTTATTAAAGGATATCTGAAGGCCATATGGGTAATCTTCATATCCACAACAGACTGACAGCTTGTCTGAACTATTCTTTGCCATCTTCATATCAACCATTTTTACGGCCATTTTCATCTTCCTTTCTTAAAATGTCACAAGTGATAAAAGCTACACCCACAAGAATAAACGCAGCATCTACAATGATATCAATGACAAAGGCGGACGTTGGATACGCCAAGGCGTATTCGGTCGCCATTTTCCAAAGGTATATCATTGCGGAACTCCCTCGTTCCTGTTCGTCTCGATGCCCATGTCAGCGCCGACGGCAGGTGACGCGGGGACAGCAGGAAAGAGAGGATTCGTGTTCTGAGGAAGCCCCGGAGGCGGCGCGATATTGGCAGCCGCACCGGTAGGCCCGACAGCCTGAACCCCTGGGGGAAGAATCGGAGGCGCGTTCCTGTCAACGAATCCCGCTGAATGAAGCAGAAAGTCCGCCATGGCCGACGTCTGGGGTGTTACCGCTATAACACCGGCTGCCTGTAGGGCGCTGAAGATAGCCGTAACTGATGCATTGACAGCCTCATTCTTTGTCTTCTCGGTTTCTGCGTTCAATTTATCGATGGTCGCTTGGACTTCAGGTGGAATCGGGGGCGGCCCTGCTTGTTCAGGTGGCATGAGTTCTTCAGGATTCTCGATCTCAAGGCTTTCCAAATACCGCTTACGGATAGCATCATCATTGAATCCCTGCCCAATTAGCTGCATGAGCGCGGTCATCTTCAGGGCACGGCCCATATTCGACAGATTAGAGGGGTCAGCGACCGGCACAACGTTAAATGTCTTGTCTGAATAATCCTCTTTACAAATAGCGTTGTCGTCATCAAGAACGTTGTAGTAAGACTTCTCGTCGAGATATAGCCGGTTGAGCCTTGCGATCTTTTTGAACTCTGAACCAAGGCCACGATATAACCGCTTAAACACGCCGGTAAATACTTTCATCCCCTGTTCAATCAAGGCAAGTGTGGACGCTGCCGGGACATTCGGCCCCGGTGATTCCCCGCTCATGATATCGGATACGCTCGACAGCTCCTTCCCAGCCTTGATTAGAAAATCAAGCATTTGAAAAAGAACTGGAGACGGTTCCTTGCTCGGCATTTGAACAATGTTTTTACGGATGTCATCACCAGATGAGGGCACAAACTTCCAGTCTCCCGGAGCCAACATAAGCCCGTCTGCCACTTGCGTTGTTCTTCCACCGATATTGATACCCCTTCCAATGAATCCGGATGATCGGTTATTGGCGGTACCCGCATCGATGAGCTGATTTGTGATTGCATTGCAGCCGCTGTTATTGGCAAAGAGCAGCTCGCCAAAGCCCATGCCATAAAAACCACCATCCGTTGAAGGCATGAATTTGAAATGGGTAAAGTAGTTGACAGGCTCAATTCGCTTTAAGGTGTTGTCGGCATTCAACTTGATTCCATCGACGTCATACCTTGCGCATATTCTAACCACCTTGGCCGTCTGCTTGTGAACCGTTATAATATAAGGTTCCTGATATCCGTCTCCGTCTAAGTCCCACCAGCGATGCTGTTCAAGGAAGATGTGCGGCGCATCCTTGTCAGTTCCCGCCGATGTCGTGTTTGAGTCTTCATCCTGCTCAGGTTCTCCCAATTCCATAAGAGTCATTCCTGAAACGAACACGCCGGAGTTGATCCGCTCCGTGATCTTGTTTGGAGTAAGCTCAATAGGATGGGTCACACGCTCGGCAGTCTCAATCGACTTGGCCTTGTAATTGACAACCAAGTCCTTGGCCATGACAAGTTCGGACACGTTCCCTTCTCGGACAGGGCACCGGTACGTTTTCTTAAAGATGCTCCCGACGATTGGATACGTCATAAGCAACTGATCAAGCTCGTCCTCCCAGTCCATCTCTTCAAGCACCTGGAAAGACATGTGATCGCCAATGCGCTTGGCTTGTGCGGCCTTGAGTCCTTGCGGGTCCTTGCCTACCACTTTGCATTTGACAACGTCCGTGCCCTTGACGATCTCAGGATATGCCCGACTCGCAAATTGAATGGTCGCATCGATGATCATTGGATACTTGACATTGCTGACAAGGCGTCCCGCCCAGTACTTCTTTTCGACGGACATCTTTGCAATCTCGGAAACAAGCTCTTGTTTTTGCTCCCACTGAATCCGGCTATCCTTATCGAGTTCATAATCCTCGGCCACACGCTGCCCAATGAGCAAAAGAACATTCGACTCAAGCTCATCGGCAATGTTGGTCATCTCAAACCATGCGTTTAGCTTCCCGACGTTGTCATCCTTCTTCGGAGGTGTGGCTTGCCCAGGTTGGCCCGTCTGAGGATAAGGGAAGGTTCCTATCGACTGAGCTGATGGATCTGAGGGGGCTTCTTGAGGGATTGGTGAAAAATTCATGTCTTTTAATCCTTAACGAACTCTTGGGTTACGAAACAATCCAGGCCTTCATATATTGCCGCCTTATCATGCTCGATAACGGCAACTACATGAGAGTAACACTCATCGTTTATAAACTGCATCAATGCTCTTCAAACTTGTCCCGCTGCTCTTTGGTCAGTGTCATGTCAGTACCCCGTTGATTTGTCTACATTCGCTTCATCATACTTGTCGGTAGCCGCTGCCTGCCATTGATCTGTCAGGTCGACGTTGATGAATGATGGTGAGTTCTGGCAAACGTACCTGAAGAAGTCCGCGCCGTCCGTGAACTGGTCTTGTGCCGGTGTTGTAAAGGTCCCCGTCTTTATATCACGACGCCGGTGATAGCGTCTAAGGCACTCCAGCAGTCCGCCATACAATAAACCGCCTTCCTTGCGGTTATCGACGACAGGGCCGCATCTCTCAGCGTCAAATAAGACTTGCGGGAATGTCAACTGAACGAGTCTTATCCCCTCTTCAATCGACATCTCGACGATCTCCGAACGATCGGGCGTGTCCCATGACAGCGCCTGAAGGATTGATTGAGACGTCTTCTTTTCCTTATGGTCTTGACTGAATCCATCATGAGGCAGCCAGAACCGCCCCCAGTTGTACGGGCGCTTACGCAGTTCAAGCGAAATGTCATTCAGGTCATAGCCCTGCACCTGGAAGTAATCAATCACCCTCAGCTCGCTCGCGTGTTTCTGGATACAGCCTACCGACATATTGTGACCGAATCCTAAATCGATGACCACATGAACCTTAAGGTATGGGTCATACGGCAAGCGGCATATCTGCTTATTGTTGTCGGCTGCCAGGAGCTGTTTGTAATAGATTGCGCCCTCAACAGCAGGTTTACATTCTCCACCCCAGATATTGGCGTATCCATCGGGATCATTCTTCAGGCAGTGGAGACGCTCGGCCTCCAGGACAGCAGGAAACCACGGGTTATCTTTATAGTTGACTTTAACGACGACAGCACCAGGCGGGGGATTGAGGACGAAATACTGATAGGTGTAATCCGTTGACAGCTCAGGATTGAAAGATATCCATATCTCTGAATCCTCTTTACGTATGGTCGGAATGAGTATCTTCCATGACGATTCAGTTACTGTCTTTGCTTCCTCGACCCATACAATATCATAACCTTCATAAGACTTGATACTTTCCTCGGTCATGACAGACAGGCCGACGAATGTG